CCAAACAAACAACAATTGGTTGATCGCATACGTTCATTAAACGGCCAAGCAGACCCGGACGCAGAAGAAAGCCCAGAAGCCGCAGCAGCAAAAGCAGAAGGCGCTAAAGCCCAAGCAATGCAACAAGAGATTGCCATGGAAACAATGCGCAATCAGTTGGCTAAGTTGGTTGCTGAAACTGACAAACTTGATGCACAAGCATTAACTGAGCGCATTAAAGCCATGTATGCAGCACTTCAAGCGGGCCAAGTAGTTGCAACGGTGCCCAATGCGGCAGCGGTAGCCGACGAAATCATGAAGGGTGCAGGCTTTAAACCTACCAATCAAGAGCAGCAGGCAGTCAATCAAGCGGCAGAAGTTGCGCCAGTGCAGCCCTTGGATATTGACCCTATGAGTGGCGCAGCAGCAGAAAGCGCTATGCAAGGCGTAAACCAAGGTATTGAAACTATTGAAAACGATGGAGTGAGAAATGTCTAAAAAAGGAAATGTTGCAGTATCAAGTAACTACGATTGGCAAGCTCAGGATGATATGCGTACCTTGGTTGAGGCCGAGAAAATACGCAAAGATTCTAAACGCTTAGCCGCTGCGCGTGCGTGCGCCAAAAAGCAATATGACGCTATGGAAGCCGCCGGGCTAACAGGCAAGTAAAAGTTTTACCAACCACAACCCCAAGTACAGGAGTAAATATTATGGCAGTTCAAGATGATGAAAATGATTTATCACAGGCAGGGCTTTCACCAGAAGAGTTAGCCGCACTTAACGATGATGAAGGTTCAGATGATGCTGAGGCTTTAAAGTCAATTGTTGGTGACGAAGATGGCCAAGACGGTGATGAAGGTGCAGATGGCGGCGATGGTGAAGAAGTGACTGCTGATGATGCAGCCGATGAAGCCAGTGAAGAAGAAGCTGAAACCGTTGGCGAGTTTGTGCCCAAGCAAAATGCTGAATTTGTAGCAGACTTTGATAAACGCATTGCGGATATTGCTGCTTCTAAAGCCAATTTGCGCGAGCAGTTAAACAATGGCGACATTGATCTTGACCAATACGAAGCCAAAAAAGATGAAATATCAGCCGAAGAAACTGCATTGCGTATCAAGCAGGCTACCGCTGAAAACGCTGCTAAACAAAATGCCTACATCGACGCTAAACGTTGGGAGTGGGAACAAGAGCAGTTTTTTAGTGATAAGAAAAATGCTATCTACAAAGACAAGATTGTATTGGCTGCGCTTAATGCTGCGGTTATTGATCTGGCTAACGACCCTAAAAACGCTAATCAAAAAGGCGGCTTCTTTTTAAACGAAGCAGACCGTATTGTGCGTGAGCGTTTTGGTGTTGCAACTACTGGCACACAACAAAAACCTAACCGCAAGCCAGACTTAAGCAAAATTCCTAAAACACTTAGCAATCTACCTGCTGCCGATACTGAGCAAGAAGGCAGCGGCGAGTTTGCACACTTGGAAAAACTAAGTGGTATGGAGTTAGAGCGTGCTGTGGCCAAGCTCAACCCAGAACAAGTGCAACGTTATTTAACAAGCTAAAGCATTGAAGGCTTATTTTGAGTAAAACCATAAAGCAGGATTTAAAAGTGGGTGATTCAATCACGTTTGATAACGGACGTATTGAAATCACCATTCTTAAAAAGTCTGGCCAGATTGCTAGGCTGGATATAAAAGCCGATAGCGATGTAGTGCTTGCCGTAAACAAGGTAGGCAGCAGCGCTTCGGCTATTGCAAAAAATGGTTTAACAATGAATCAGCCTTAATGCAAATGCAATTATTGGCTGTATAAACACACTTGTAGTAGTAGAAACGTAACAAAACTGACGCGCATGAGTGCCTCGGAGTGAATTTTAACTTTTAGAGGAGTAGCACTATGGCAAAGACAGTTTTCGGCGTTGGTGATCCAAAAGCCGTACAGAAGTATTCGGCTCTATTGGCAGTTGATGTAGGCCGTACATCATATTTCAACAAAAAAATGATGGGCGTTGGCGAAGATGCGCAAACACCTATTCAAACCTTGCCACATCTTGAGAGCGATGCTGGCGACAAAATCTCTTATGACTTGGTAATGCAGTTAAAAATGCGTCCAGTGTCCGGCGACCAAACCTTGCGCGGTAAAGAAGAGGACTTGAAGTTCTACACTGACAGTCTTTTGATTGACCAACAACGTGGCGGTGTAAACGGCGGCGGCAAAATGAGTAACAAACGTGTTATTCATGACATTCGTAAGATTTCTAAAACACGCCAGGCTGAGTGGTGGGCACGTTTGTTTGATGAAACTTTGTTCATGTACCTATCCGGTGCGCGTGGTGTAAACGAAGATTTTATTGAAGGCACCGACTTCGCAGGCTACGCAGGCAATGCGTTTGTGGCACCTGATGACAAACACTTGCTACATGGCGGTAACGCAACCAGCAAGGCTACGCTTGATTCAGCTGATAAGTTTGATTTGGGCTTAATTGATCGTGCGGTAACTCGCGCTGAAACAATGGGCGGCGGTTCATCTGGTATTCCAGCAATTCAACCGGTAATGATTGATGGCGAAGAGCATTACGTGATTGTGATGCACCCATTCCAAGAGTACGACTTACGCCGTAACTCAGCAACAGGCGAATGGCTAGACATTCAAAAAGCAGCCGCAGCCGCAGAAGGCCGTAATAACCCAATGTTTAAGGGTTCATTAGGTATGTATAACAACGTGATTTTGCATAAACATCGCGGCGTTATTCGCTTTAGTGACTACGGTGCAGGCAACAACGTTACAGCAGCGCGTGCATTGTTCTTAGGCCGCCAAGCTGGTGTAGTTGCGTTTGGTTCATCTGGTACCGGCTTGCGCTTTGATTGGAACGAGGAAATGGAAGATCGTGGTAATCAAGTTGTGATTACTACTGGTTCTATTTTTGGCGTGAAGAAAACAGCCTTCACAATCAACGGCACATCACGCGACTTCGGCACAATCGCCTTAGATACCGCAGTGACCGATCCAACCTAAAACTAATTAGCTAAGCCTTTAACCTGGCTTAGCAATTATTTTAAAACGAATTTTAAGGAGTAGAGCATGGCTAAGATTGATTCACTGTACGGTTCTGGCGTATTACCAGCACCGATTCCAGTAGCCCAAGAGGTTTTGTCTGCAAAGGCGAAAGTTTCATTAACAGCATTGCAAGTTGCAGCAGGTAACGTAGTTACTTTTGTAGTCTTGCCAGCAGATTGCGTGCCAGTTGGTTACGTAATTAACGCTGACGACTTAGATGGCGGCGTAGCAGCACTTACATTTGACTTTGGTTTGTTAAATGAAGGTGAAACTGCAATTGCTACTGCATTAGTTTCAGATTCAACATTGGCGCAGGCTGGCGGCTTATTGCTTCACACTGCATCAAAAGCAGCTTACGACTTGGTAAGCGGTGTTGCAGCTGATGACGTAGATCGCATGGTAGGTATTATTTTTGATGTGGCCGCAGGCACAGCGCAAGCAGGCGACATTGAAGTAGAGCTGCTTTACAAAGCAGTTTAAAAGTTGGGGGCGGTGGGATATAGCAGGGCGGTTCGCCGCCTTGCCGTAGCCCTTCACCCTTTTAATAACCTTAACCCCAAACTATAACGAGGTTCCCAATGATTATTGAATCAATTATTCAGCGCAAAAAAGGCACGACCGTAGAACTTGGTAGCAAGAAGTACGTGTTTAACGCCACGGAAACAGAGCCGCGCCATTTGTGTGAAGTAAAAGAGCAAGCGCACATCGAGCGCTTTTTGGCTATTAAAGAAGGTTTCCGTGAAGCGCTAGGCAAAACAAAAGAAGTGAAGCAGCAAGCGCCTGTTACGCCAAGTGAGCCTGTAAAGCCAGCTGAAACGCCAGTAGCAGCAACTACACCAGTAGTAGAAACAGCACCGGCTGCGCCAGTTGAAACGGTAACTCAACAAACGCCTGCGCCTGCTAATACGGAAATCAACCGTGATGCTTTGCTTGCAGAAGCTAAGGCATTAAAAATCAAAAGCGCGCACTTGTTCGGTAATGAAAAACTTGCCGCAGCAGTAGCCGCCGCAAAAGCTAAAGTTTAATCATGGCAACATTGGCTAATTTTGCTAAGTACGTTCGGCCAGAGGTGCCAATGTGCCCTGAGATTCAAATTTTAGACGCTATCTTGCGTGCAGGCATTGAGTTTTGTAAGCGCACCAAGATTATGCAAGAAGTAGTAACGCTAAACACGGTAGTTGATACACCAAGCTATGACTTAACTGTTCTCATGCTTGATGATACAGAGCCAGATGATGTGCTATCTGTACGCCGTGATGGGCGTGAACTTGATCCAACATCGCAGTATGACGCGCTTAGAAGCGAAGAAGATACTGAAACTGGCATACCTTACTACTACTTTCTAAATGGCCGTAACTTGCACTTGGTTTTAACGCCAAATGAAGTCGAGCCGTTAGAAGTTACCATCAAAGCGCGCCCGGCAGAAATTGCCACAACATTGCCAGATGATTTATACCGCCGCTATAACGCAGACGTAGCAGCCGGTGCCAAATCATTTTTAATGATGCAGGCAAACCAGCCATGGACAAACTTGCAACAAGCCGCCATTTACAAAAATTTGTTTGACACTGCTATTGCAAAAGAAAATTTACGCTACGCCAAAGGTGGCGGTTCTAAGCCATTGCGCGTGCGCATGCACTCATTTTAAGGAACAATCATTATGCAATATTCAGTTACTTTGCGAAATAATCAGTTAGATCAATTTGAATCTACACTAGGCGTATCACCAAAGTTACAGTTTTGGAGTGGCGCAGCGCCTGCAAATTGTGGTGCCGCAGATAGTGGCACTTTATTAGCTGAAATGACTTTGCCAAGTGATTGGATGGCAGCGGCCTCAGCAGGCACTAAAGTTAAATCTGGTACATGGACTGTTGCAGGTTCTGTTGCTGGCGTTATTGGCCATTTTCGCATTAAAGATTCTGGCCTTGTTACTTGCCATGCGCAGGGTACGGTAACGCTTACAGGCGGTGGCGGCGATATGACGGTAGATAACACCAATGCAGCCGTAGGCCAATCTATCACTGTAAATACTCTTACTATTAATGCAGGTAATGCGTAATAACGCGCTAGTGGATAATGTCATGGGCGTATAACAGCCGGACTTACAACGAAGCTGCAATTAATGGCGGCAGCGATGTAATCCGCGCTGAGTTAGTATTAAATCAAGATAGCAACACAGTAACATCAGCTGCAACGCTTAATATTCAAGCGGCATTAAGCGCTAATCAAGATAGCAATACGCTTGCCTCAACTGCAAGTGCATTAATTCAAACTGCGCTTACGCATGCGCAAGACAGCAACACCGTAACGGCAGCAGCAACGCTGCCAATTATTGCGGAACATTCCTACACGCAACAAAACGACAGCCTTCTAGCAAGTGCAACGTTACCAATCATTGCGGATATAAGCTTTACCCAAGCGGATAACACGCTTGAATCTGATGCGGAAAATGTAAACACCGCAAGGTTAATCAGCACGCAAGACGATAACCAGATCACGGCAGATGCTTACCTAATTGTTTTAGCTGATTTATCAAGTGCGCAGCAAGACAACGTGTTATCCAGCAATGGTGAATTAGCAATCGTTTCTGATGCTGAAATTAATATTCAAAGCGACACGCTTGTTTCAATAGTAAGAATTTATGGCGTAAGAGATAGGCCGGACTTGGCTAGTGTTAATGAAAATAGCTTTGCAGGAAACTTAAGCCCAAGGCCGCAAACATCAAGTCTTATGCCCATCAACATCTATTCAAACTTAACAGCAAGGCCAGCACAGGCACAGGTAAACAAAAGATAGTAAAGGATATGCACCATGACACCACAAACCATTATTAATATTGCACGCACCATATACAACGACAACGACAGCGTTTTTTTTAGGATTAGCAATACTGAGCTACTTGGATTTGTAAATGATGCGCTAAAAGAATGCTCAATGATTGCGCCTCAATACTTTAAAACATCGGGTGATTTTAGTTGCACAGAAGGCCAAACCGAGCAGGCAATTACATTCCCTAATGCTCAGGCAATTGACCAGGTGGTGAGAATTAAAAATGGTAAAGCCGTATTACCTATGGATTTAATGGCTATGTCTGCTTTTAATCCAGATTGGGCAAGCGATGATGCAGCGCCAGCGCAAAACTGGACACGCTTTGCAGGTGATCCGCTGCGTTTCTACATTTATCCCAAAGCGCCTGATATGCAATTATTGGAAGTAATCTATATCCGTAATCCGTCTGTTTACGAGCTTGATGATGTGATTGATGAAGTTCCGGAAACTGTTGCGCCAGCTTTTGCTGATTATGTTATCTACCGCGCTGAATCGCGTGATGACGAACATAGCAACTCTAGCCGGGCAGTATCGCATTATCAGGCTTTTGTACAAAAACTAGGCGGTAAAGTAAGTGCGCCGCAAGGCACGCAAGGGGCATAACACATGACGTATCAAGCAAAGAATAATGCATTTAGTACACTGGCAGGTTCTTTAACCAATGTAGCTACAACGTTAACCGTTCAAACTGGCCATGGTGACAGATTTCCTGTTGTTACCGCGCCAGATTACAGCATTGTAACAATAGAGGATGCAAGCGGTAATCGAGAGATTGTTAAGGTTACTTCTCGCGTAGGCGCAGCAGATTCAATGACAATTGTACGTGCGCAAGAAGGCACCACTGCTTTATCTTGGTCAGCAGGTGATAGTGTTGAACTGCGTATGACTGCAGGCGAAATGCAGCCTTTGTTTGATCACGTTGATGAAACAGCAGGGGCGCACGCTGCCTCGGCGATAGCTAACACACCTTCCGGCAACTTAGCCGCGACAAACGTACAAGCAGCTTTAAACGAATTGCAATCTGATATTGATACGCGAGAACTTTCTATCAACGCCGCGACAGAAAAAACTACACCGGTTAATGCTGATACGCTTGGTGTCATTGATAGTGCTGCGTCCAATGTGCTTAAGAAAGTAACTTGGGCAAACATCAAGGCTACGCTTAAAGCTTACTTTGATACGTTGTACACGGACAACGCAGCTCTAACAACCCACCTTGGCAACACAACAGACGCGCACGATGCAAGCGCCATAAGCTATTTAGGCAGCACAAACCTGTCTGCTACCAATGTAGAGGCGGCACTTGATGAGTTGGACACTGAGAAGCATCCTCTCATGACAAGTGCTTCTCAAGCTGAGATGCAAGCAGGATCCGAGGCAGCTTTACGAGCAATGTCACCCTTGCGAATTGCTCAGGCTATTAGCGCTTTAACTCCTCCGTCTTCTGGCGGACTAATAGGGTTCACAGTCTACACAGCTACGGGCTCTTATCTTAAAGCGACCAATAACCCTTCATTTGTGATTGTTGAAGTTATTGGGGGCGGTGGTAGTGGAGGATATTCTAATACCGCAAGCGTTGGTTTTGGTGGGGGAGGTGCTGGTGGATTTTCTAGAGAAAAAATATTAGCCTCTTCACTTGCATCTAGTGAAACGGTAACTATTGGCGCTGGTGGTACACCTCCTGGAGTTAATAATGCAGGCAACGCTGGCGGCACTTCATCGTTTGGGGCTTTTTGTAGTGCAACTGGCGGTTCTGGCGGTGCTACAAGTGGGGGAAATGGTGGAGGTGGTGGCGTTGGTTCTGGTGGAGATTTAAATACATCAGGCGGGGCTGGTGGCTCTCCAAATGGCGCTTACAGCGGAGAAGGTGGGAATAGCTTTTACTCTGGTGGCCCTAGAGGGGTTACTGCGGCTGTTGGCACTGCGGGCTCATTTGGCTCAGGAGGTAGTGGAGGCAGCGGTTCTGGCGGTCAAGGGGGTGCTGGCGGTGCTGGTTTAGTAATCGTTTGGGAGTATAGATAATGAAAGCATTAATTTCACCTTTAGAAAATAACCGCATTTGTGAAATTGTTAATGCAGAATTTCCTGTTGCACTACCTTTATTCTTTGTAGATTGTCCTGATGAAACAACTAGTGAGTGGACTTTTGCAAACGGTGTGTTTTCAGCGCCATTAAGTAAAGATATTTCTGAACTAAAACTTGAAAAAGCAGAAGCCATTAAAGCAAGGCGCGATTTGCTGACGCTAAATGGCGGTCATAAAATTGGTAATGACTGGTATCACTCAAACGAAATTAGCCTTATTCAGCAACTTGCTCTGAACGGTATTGCAAACCAAATGGTTGCGGCAGGCGCACCTGATAGCACAGTGATTATCGCAACGCCATGGAAAACATTGAGCGGCGCATACGTTTCACTAACCGTAGGCATTGCCAAACAATTTGTGCAATCAGCCTTAGTGCAACAAGGCGCACTGTTCACGGCAGCGCAAAACAAAATAAACGAAGTAAACGCTCTGACAACCGTTGAGCAAGTGCAAGCCTATGACGTAAACGCAGGCTTTCCAGCAGTCTATCAAGCATGATCCAGCTTTTATTTACTAGACGCAGACACTTAGGCTCTTGGCTAATTCGATTTGTAACCTGGAGTGAGTATAGCCATGTAGATATTTTGCTTGATGGCAAATACCTGATTGGTGCGATTGCGCCAGATGGCGTAGTGGTGAACAAAGTAAATGACAGACTGCAGCGTGCTTCTAAAGCCGTAATTATGGAATTGCCAGTAGTTTCAATCTCTAAAGCGCAAGACTACGCACGCTCTCAAATTGGCAAGCCTTATGATTGGCTTGGTGTTATTGGAATTGGGCTACATCGTAACTGGCAAGAAAATGATAAATGGTCATGCGCTGAGCTTGCAGCCATGGCGTTAGATGCAGGCGGTCAACGGCCTTTCGATAGCAAGTTTCATAATCGAATTACGCCACAAGATTTGCTAATGCTTAATTTTCAAAAAATCAGAATTAAGTAAATTTCACAAGCCCATTAATTGGGTTTTTTTAATATCTGCAAAATTGTATATGCAATTATTTGCGATATTTTGGCCATGTTAATCACTGGAAAAAACTTAACATGCCCGATCCAATTACCCATGCAGTAACAGCGCCAGCCATTAGCATTGCAATATCTTCTGCAATAGCTGCTTTTTTTGGTATTGATTTTCACTCTTTTGTATTTGCGTTTATAGGCTCGTGGATTGCGGCAGCACTTTTGCCAACAATTACATTTAAGCGAACGTTAATCATTATTATCGTTGGCACAATTGCCTCTTCTGCACTCATTCCTATTGCGCTTAAAAATTATCCAGAATATTCACAAACAAGCATTTCGTTTGTTCTCTCATTCCTGCTTGTTCGGTTTCATGACCTTGCATTGCAATTATCAAGCAAAGCGCTGGAAAGATTATTTGGAAAAATCGGGGCTTAATTTTATGTATCTTAACTTTTTAGCAGTAGCTATTGGATTGTATTGTTTTCTTGAAAGCATATCTGCAGCTGGTGATATGCATGGCGGTGATCGTCTGTGCCGTGTTGGTAAATATCTTTTATCAGGCATTACCGGACTTTATGCAATTTATGAAGGCATACATGGGGCGGCAACTTGGGAGTTAGTCATGTTGCAGTTTGCAGTTGCATTAGGCGTATGGCCGCGAATGGTATTTAGATTGTTTGGTGAGAGGCGAAGTAATTGCGCTGAGCAAGCAAGACAACAACATGAGTACGGTGGCTAATTATGATTGATTCTCGCAAGCTAGAAGATTTGCACCCAAAAGTTAAAACACTTGCTGAAAAGTTTGTGCATGCATGCAAAAAAGCAGGTTATGACATTTTGATTTACTGCACATACCGCGATGAAGCAATGCAAAACTATTTGTACTCACTTGGCCGCACAAAGCCCGGCAAGATTGTTACTAATGCACGCGCAGGTGAAAGTTGGCATAACCATCGATGTGCGTTTGATTTTGTACCCATGATTGGCGGTAAGCCGCAATGGGGTGACAAAGCTGCTTATGCTAAATGTGGTGCCATTGGTGAATCTGTTGGACTTGAATGGTCTGGGCGATGGACAGGTAAGCTCAAAGAAACTGCGCACATGCAATATACAGGCGGCTTAACCTTGGCTGATTTAAGAGCCGGAAAGACTTTTTAATGCTAACAACCTGGTCATTTGTTAAAGCTATTTTTTCAAAACTAATTACTTTTATTATCCAAAATTGGCAATTAGTGTTGTTTGCTGCAATGGCTTTGGCTATTTGGCATTACAAATACTCTTTTGAAAATGAACAAATAGCCCATGCAAAGCATGTAGAAGAAGTTAAAAACGCGGCATACCTAGAAACAATTAAAAACAGCATTATTGAAAATAACACTCAAGCCGCTGTAAGCCTTGAGATTAAAAAACATAAAGACACCATTGCGGCACTGCAAGTTAATGAAGCTGAACTTAAAAAGAAAGTGAGTGATTTATATGCGGTTAAAACTAATGCTGATTACAGGCTTGCTTCTTATCGTGACCGGCTGCTGCTCGAAACAGATGATACCAGTGCCAGCGCCAATACTGCCACAGATACCGAAAAACTTGCCGCATGTAGGCGAGAGCTTGACACAGCCGATTCTCGACAATCAACTATTGAAGAGGCGTGCGCAGTAACTACTGCTGATTTTAATTTAGCGCGTGGCTGGATTGATGGTGTTTGTAGAAGTCACAAATGCACTGGCGAGGTTAAACAATAATGGCCATGGTTAAAATTTCACCGTTTGGCGGCATTATTCCTCGTACTGGTGAACGCCTTATTGGTGAAAGCAATGCTGTGATTGCAAACAACATTAAATTGCAATCCGGCAACATTATTCCATTGCGCGCACCTAAGCTTATCAACGAACCAAATAAACCGTTACCTGCTTTATCAGTATTCCGCGCTTGGTATTTAGAGCAGAATGCGTGGCTTTCATGGCCAATTGATGTTGATGTAGTGCGCGTGCCGCTTTCTGCTGAGGTTGAGCCTCGATTTGTTTGGTCAGGTGATGGCATTCCAAAAATTGCAACATACTCACAATTAGTTTCTAGCGGAAACAATGACTACCCATCTACGGAATTTGCGCTAGGCATCCCGGCGCCTATTGAAAAAGTCAGCGTATCGCCATCTGGCGGCGTGGGCGCAGCAACAACAAGAGTTTATACCTACACTTATTTTTCAAATCTTGGTGAAGAATCTGCACCTGCGCCAGTGTCAGACTTAATTACCGGAAAAGTTGATGACACTTGGGCGGTTACTAATATTGGAACTTTGCCAATCAACTCAGGCAATATATCCGACATAACGTATAGCGGTAATGAAGTAACAATCACAACGACAGATCAGCACTTTAACCGTGTTGGCGAACAGATAACAATTGCAGACGTAACTACCGTAAGCAATGTAAACGGCACTTGGACGCTTACAGCGGCAAGCCTTAGCGCTAAAACCATGAAGTTTACTGTTAGTTCTGCACCTGCTGGCGCATACAACAACGCAACGGACACAACGGACACCTGGACAAGAACCGTTGATTTTAATTTGTCTGGCATGAAGCGCAGGCTTTATCGTTCTACCGGGCTTACCGGCACTATTCAGCTCGTAGATGATGACGTAGGCACAAGCTTTAATGACAACATATCTGATGCAAATATTTTAGGTGACGAGCTTATTTCTAGTGGATGGGAACAGCCGCCAGTAGGATTAAAAGGCTTAAAGGTTCACTCTTCTGGCGCAGCCATTGGCTTTGTGGGTAATTTGCTTTGCTTGTCTGAGCCTTTTCAGCCTCATGCTTGGCCATTAGGTTATCAACAAAGCACTGATAGCGACATTGTAGGCATTGGTACATTTGGCAGTGAAATTGGCGTGGGCACCAAAGGCACGCCTTACATGGCTTCTGGGGTAGAACCTGCCAGCATGACCATGGAAAAAATCAACTCACTTTATCCATGTTTATCTAAACGCAGCATGATTGCATACGGTGATGGCCTTGTTTACGCATCTGCGCATGGCCTTGTATATGCAGGTTCGTCAGGCGTTAGTTTGCTGTCTGATCGGTTTTACACAAAAGACGAATGGCAGTTATTAAATCCGGCTTCTATGGTATGCGCTACGGCGTATGGCAGGTTGTATATCAGCTACCAGCGCACAGACAATTCTCGCTCAATGCTTATTTTAGATGGGGATTTGCTAGTGACAGCAGACGTTCAAGTGTTTGAGCTTTACGCAGACGAATCAACCAGTGAGCTTTTTGTTTCTGATGCAGATGGCATTAAGTCATGGGATAGCGCAGACACATACCCATTAAGCGCGTCTTGGCGTAGCAAAGATTTTGTATTGGCAGCGCCTGCAAACATGGCTGCGGCAAAAATTGAATTTGATGCGGCAATTGATTTAGCAACGCAAGAAACTATTAATGCCGCCATTGCAGCAGCAGAAGCGGCAAACGCTGCGCTTTTGCTTACCGGAAACATTGAAGGCGGCATAAACTTTTTTGGCTATAACGAAAATGGCCTGCATGCAACTTCACTGCAAAACATTCCAGATGATCCGCCAGCAAACCGAGTTACTTTTGTGTTGCGTAAGAATCAAGATGAAATTGTTATCTCTCGCGTAGTTGAGAATAACAAAGCTTTTCGATTGCCAGATGGCTACAAGTCTGATGTTTTTTCAGTTGAAGTATTTAGCCAATGCAAAATCAAAGAAATTCGCATTGCTGATTCTATGGATGGGTTAAGAAATGGATAAACCAGCCATCCCACAAATCCCAAAAGGGAACGGCAACGAGAAGTTCTACAAGTCAATTAAAGAGTGCCTTGAAACTATTATGGGCAGGCGCGCAAAACCTATTAAACCATTAAATTCAGATGCAAGTAGTGATGATGTAATAGCCAAAATCAATGAAATTATTGAAAGGCTGCAATGAGGCGCTTAGTAACAAATGATAAAGAGCGTGTAAACCAATGGATTTATAAACGTATTGGCAGAGCTTCCCCCTTCGCCCCTGCTAATACTTATAACGCTGTTGGTGTTGAAGATGAAAACGGCAATCTAATTGCAGCTGTTGCGTTTGATTCATTTAGCCCAGAGGTTAGATGTTCAATGCATTGCGCAGGCGAGGCCGACAATTGGTGCAGTAAACGATTACTTAAGTTTTGCTTTGATTATGTTTTTAACATAGCCAAATGCAAAGTGGTAATCAATATTGTAAGTTCAACCAATCAAAAATCAATTGATTTTACCAAGCACGTAGGTTTTACAGAATTTGGGCGCATCAAAGACGGTGCAGAAGATGGCGATTTAGTAGTGCTAACACTACATCGTGATCAGTGCAGATGGATTAGGGGATAGTAATGTTTAATTTGTTAAAGTTTGTATTTAGCCCTTCTCAATGGGTTGAGGTTTTTACCCTTTATGGTGGCGGCAAAGGTGGCGGCGATGCCCCAGACTTTAGCGCTTTAGCAGCTGCAGCTGAAAAGGCAGCAGTGCTAGGTAAACAGTTGGGCGATGCACAATTAGCAGAAAATACACGCCAGTACGACCAAAACATGGCAGTCACTACGCCAGTTGTTAATGCGCAACTTGGTTTAATGAACATGACCAAAGAGCAGGGCGATGACTACTTCAATTACATGAAGCAGTACGCACGCCCGGTAGAGCAGCAGCTTTACTATGAAGCAATGGGCTTTACGCCAGAAGAAGTACAACAGATTGAAGCGCTTAGAACTACTGAAACTGCTGCATTTAAAAAGTCAGAAGCCGCAAAAGCTGGACTGAAAACGCCAACGTCTATGGACGTTCCTACATTTAGCTCACAAACTGAGTTGCCGCAAGGCGCTGTTAAAGGTGATGCAATTAAAGGCCAGATGCTTATTGGCCAGACTGAAAGCGCAAATAGAACCGGGCCAATTAACGGAACTAGAATGCAGCCTGTTTACGGAACCGCAGATCCAAATGCATATTACGTTCAGAATAAACAAACAGGCGTTTATACTAAAGTTGATCCAACGGTAAAAATTGTTGAAGGTAAAAAAACAATTACCTATGACGCGCCAAGTGGCTATCAAGAAAGCGGTGTAGTTGATACGCCAGAAACAAACGCACTTACTTCGCAGTTATCTATGCAAGCCAAAGCGCGGATGGACGCACTGGACAAAGCCGGGCGCGATACTATTCTTGCAAAAAATAATGAGCTTGCTGGCCGTATTGGTGAAACAGATACGCAGGTTTATAACCGCTACGCAAATGACATTGAAGCCGAAGCAGGGCAGGCCGTAGCCGATTCGCGTGCAGGCTATACCAATTCTGTAAACTCAGCTATTCGCCAAGGCATACGTTATGGTTTCTCACCTAACAAGTTGCTTACTAACGCTAACGCGCAAGCAGTGCAGCAAGCAGGTATGCAAGCAGGCGCAGCAAATCAGACACGTAAGAGCGCAACGCAAACAATGTATGGCCGTGGTGTTGGCCAAGTGAGTGAAGAGCTTAAAGGTATTACGGCTGATCGTAACTTTAAAATTCAAGACAGCGCTATTGCTACGGCTAAAAAACAAGACGTTGCCGGGCTATATCGTAACTTGCCAGCAGCTTCGCAAGGTTCATACAGTCTTGCTACAAACGCTGGTAACTCTGCGGTAAACAATCAGAACCAGACTAGCAATCAGTACATGCAAGGTATTAACCAAGGCAATGCTTTAATTATGGATGGTCAAAAAACTGCAGTGCAGGGCATTGGTAGCATGGTAAATGCGCAGACTGGCTATGCTAATGCAGGTGATAGTTCATCTGCTGTCTGGGGTGCGCTTGGTCAAGTAGGCGGTGCTTTTGCAAGCAAAGCAGTTATTTCTGACAAAACCAAGAAAAAAGACATTAAGCCCATCAATGATGATGAAGCGCTTGAAGGCATTAAGAAAACTGAAATATCAAAATGGAAATATGACAAAGATAAAGTCACTGATGCTGAGTATGAAATGGTTGATGACAAAGAACACATCGGCGCAATGGCTCA